CTACAGACCGCTCGCCCTCTTTAGGGTAATGTCCAGATGCCAACTGCAAACAATTCGCCTCCATCCTGGGGGCTTTTTTATGGACAATGCGGAAACGAACACGGATGCACGAACCTCGACATGTGAATAAAGGTTATTTTCGCGCCACGCAGGGCCACCAATGTTCCCGTCAGGCGCCAACCACGAAGATCCATTACCGGCGAAGACATTGGTTGCAGAGACCATATCAGGCGCCGTAATTCTGCCATTGAAGCCAGTGTGACCCGCTTGGTAGAAAATGACATGCTCCCGGCCTGCCAATTGGACGTGGTAGTTACTGGCGTTATCCATGTAGAGGACGCCACGCGAAGAGCCGTCCGAGTGGTAATGCCATACATGAGAGTTGGCTGTAGGGCTTGCGGCTTTGACCCCGACGACTCCACTACCTGCATGTAGATTTGCACGTGTTCGGATATCAGCCGGAATATCTAAAGAACCGTCGGTCTGGAAGGTTGCCCGAACAATCCCCCTGGCGTCGTCCACAAGAAGCATCTGACGCCCTGAATTCCTGGTCCAGCGCAAGGCGTCTGTACCATCCACCTTCGTGAATAGCACGTGAGCATCGCTATCACCCCGAACGATAAGGTGGCTCCGAGCGCCGACGTTACCGGCGAACTGGACGCTTCGGGCATCGGCGTTGACCCACTCAATGACCCCAGCGAAACCGTTCATGTTTCCCAGTTTGTCCGCCTCGGCCTTGGCCCGGTTGGCCTCAGCAGTCGCCCGGTTGGCCTCAGTCACGGCCTTGTTGTAGTGGTCCACTGCACCTTGAGCGCTGACGGATGCCTTCTGGTTCGACTCAGCGGCGCTCTGTGCAGAAGCACCAGCAGCCCCAGCTGCGCCGCCTGCATTTACCTCGCTTTGCTTTGCCTGACCCGCGAACTGCTGGGCCCTTCCTGCATCTCCACTCGCGGAGATTGCCGAGTTATTCGCCGCACCTGCTCGCTCAGTCGCCCGATTGGCTTCTTGCTGGGCTCGGTCTGCTTCCTGTTGGGACCGATTCGCCTGATTGAGGGCTGAGCCTGCCCATTGCTGGTTTTGACGTAAATTCACGGCATCGCCTGGGTTCACGGCATCCGCGAGGTTCACAATTCGGCGCCCACGGGCGTCAAGGTTTCCCTCGTTGTTTACGCCGATTGTGTCAGCGGTAAGGTCACGGGCTTCCTCAGCGATATGCAGAGATTGAATCTGCGCTGTGTTCAGGTCGTAAGCGCGGAGAATGGAACCATCGCTAAAGTCCACCAGACGCTCCGTCGCAGAGGTAACCCGGCGAATCTCTATGAGTTCGAACCCTTGAGCAGGCCCCCAGGCTGTCGTTGTAGTGATCTGCTTCTTGGTGGTAAACCGATACTCGGAATTCAGTACCAAGGGGCGGCGCGTTGCGCCCATCAGAGTTACGACTACGAACTTGCGAGCGAGATACTCGAAGGGAATAGCAAAGTCCTTTGAGGACCCGTTAAGCGGGTACGTGAGGACAGTTTTTGGAGCGGCCATTAATTCCTCCTTCCATGTGAATGAAAGCAGGACTGATCCCTTCAGCGCGCACCCGAAGGCCCGGTCAAGGTTCCTGTCCTGCTATTAGTGAGGGGTTTTCTATCAGCGAATCTCTACGCCCTGCCCTTCCATCATCATGAGCAGTAGCTTTTGACTGATAGGGTCATTGGGGACGAGTCCACGCAGGCCGTTAAAGACGCCCGTCATGTACTCCTGATCGGCACGACGGGAATCCGTACCAATTGCGCCGAAGGCGTTGTAGCCGACCTGTCCAGCGCTCGCGAGGACCCCGTAGGCAGGGACTTGCTCAGCAACTCGACCGAGAACGGCAGTGGTCCGGTCGTCCTTCGTAGCGCTGTACTTCATGGCACCTTGAGGACGTTGCTCTTTGGGACCCCGAGGGAGAATCGAAGAGCGGACCATTGCGGCCTGATCGAACCCCAGAGGAGCCGCTACGATGTTCACCAAGCCCAGAGGGGCGCCTATGTGGGAACTACGGGACACAGCGGCATAGGCCAGCATGTTTGGGTCCAGAGATTGCTGAAGGAACTTCTCACGCTGGCCCGCCCGTTCAACCGTGGATATCCTGCCTGAGTGAGCGAGGGCTTCATCTCAGTGACTCGGTTCCGGTTCGTCACAAACGTGTAGTCCGCGATAGTGATTAGCCGAAGGTCAGTGCGCGGGTTTGTGCAGTTGGCATAACCGTTGTAGCCCCGGACGGCGTAAGAGTTGCCCTTGAGGTCAACCACTGCGACACCTTGGCCGGTGAACACCATGTAATACTGCTCGGCAGAATCGCGGTTGACGAGGTGGACAAGAGGCTTGGCGCCGTACATTCCGACCCCACCGAGACGCTTAACGAATGTCGTAGGCGACCGTTTCTGTAAGCCCTCTGTTTCCGAGGACCATCCATTAACTTGAAGTTCGCCCTGGTTACTGAAACGTAGAATATCGGGCTGTTGTGATATACCTCCTTTGAGGTTCTTAACTGATTGCGAGATGAGACCCATTGGACCCTCCTTATTAGTTATCGGGAGATACGGCCACCGGTCCATGCATCGCCATCGAGCATGTTGTAGTTACCATAATCAAGTTCGTATTCCTGGCAGTCTGTCCACGCAGCCGCCTCTTGTTCTTGTAATGAGCCCTCGATTTCACCTGCACCAAAGAAACGGATATTGAAACGTCGGGATGCCTTGGCGACGATGTAAGTGCGGAAACACTCAGGCATCTCTTGGTATTCGCGAAGACGCACAAGCGTTACAGTTATTGGCTGCGTAAAGACATCAGTCTTAGCGTTTCGGTCGTAAACAAATCCGCCACGATTCGAGTAGGCACCCGTAGTAATCTTTAGGTAGTCGCCCTGGTAATTGATAAGCCCCGAAAAGGCGTCAGGCACTAACTCTGCGCCCTCCTCAATATTGAAAGTCCAACCTTTGGATTGCACTTCCCGATTAACTTGATTCAGTAGCCGACGACAGTTCGCCACGTCAGCATTCGGGTCACCTTCGAGAGAACTAACAGGGGACTCACCGATAGATGCCAGCATGTCATTAACAGCTTGGAGTTCCTGATCAGACTCAATACTTGATTCAAAGGTTGCCATTCAGCCCTCCTTAAGTTTGAGTAATAAGCAAAAAACCCCTCGCCCCATAAAGAAAACGGGATGAGGGGCTTTAAGTGTTTTATGGAGCTGGGACAGTCACAGCACAGGACTTGGTGAAACCACCATCGACAGTTGTGCAAGTAACAGAAGAAGTTCCTTGTGCGACGGCCGTAACAACTCCCGCAGAACTTACAGTCGCCACAGCTGGATTGCTGGACGACCATGTAACGGAAGTATTAGAGGCTTCAGCAGGCGCGACAGTAGCTGTAAGCGTCTTAGAGTTTCCGATTTGGAGACTCATAGTTGCTTGACTAAGCGTCACGCCAGTTACTGAAGTCAGGCCGCCGTGAAAACCAGTGCACCAGCAGCTTCCATGCGGAGACCGCCGTGGCCCATTGCGTAGCGACCGATGATTTGGTCTGCTTGGTATTCAGGGCGACGTGCACGCTCCAGGGCCATGTCTCGCAGCTTCACAGTACCCACAGCGGAGCGGTGGTTGAACAGGCCGACCACGTTATCCAGGGCTACCTTGACGTCACCGCCAGCAGTCGCAGGGAATGCATGCTTACGGTTCTTGCCTTCACGGTCATCGCCAGCACCGCCAGCGGTCAGGTGTGGAACTTCGATAACCTCGAAACCCATTACGTTCTTGATGTTGCCGGTTTCTGGATCGGTCAGAGCCGAGAAGTTTGCAGCGTTAGGCAGCAGTGCGGCCAGAATGGCGCTGTAGTTTTCTGGAGTGGTGTAAAACTTGCGGTCAGTCGAAGGGACATAGTTACGGGTCAACTTGCCTCGTGCGACGGTCAGGCCTTTCAGAATAGCCTTACCCATTGCCTCAGCGTCTGCTTCGAGAGTTGCTTTGTTGCCAATTGGCAATACAGTTGCAGTGCCCAGGCCGTCGATGTTCTCGTTAGCCGCCTCTGGCATGTTGCACAGTTTTGCCATCTCGGCCAGTACAGCACCGTCAGCGGCAATAGCCAGAGCTTCACCCAGTTGCGCCGAGTATTCAGCACGAACATCATAGTGAACCATTGCGTCCTCGATATCGTAAATCAGGACATCGGAAGCCAGCAGGCCGTCGATTTGAATTACTTTCTCGGAGTGTTTGATTTCACCACGCTTGTCATCCAGGTTCTCACCGGCTGCGAGGTAGTAACCAGCAGTACGACCCATTACTGGGAAAGAAGCGGACTTGCCGTTTTGAATGGTGCGAACCATGTGTTTGTCCATGGTTACAGCACGACGCATGAAAGCAGTCAGAACTTCACCACCGAAAACTTTCAGAAAGTTGGCAAGTTTGTCGGCATCGGTTTGACCCTTACCTTGGTTCTTACCGATTTGTTGACCACCTTGTGCGTTTGCCATGTAATAGTTCTCCTTATGCAGTTATCTCCGGGTGCAGAAAGACCTCCGACGGAATGTCAGATGGATTCTTTCCTGTAATAGTGAGGGGTTTTAATTCAGGCCCTGCGAAGTGTTACCACTTAGCGTTAATGACCTTCACTTCAACTTCAGCGGTATAAGCCTTATCGCGGCCATAGCGTTTATCGCGCATTGCCGTGACCATCTCATTCTGAGACGTAAAGCCTTCAACTTTGGCGGTAGTGGCTCGACCCGCAGGCGCTGCACTGCGACGGTTCAAAGTTCGCTCAGGCTGCTTACCGAACTTCTTTGTCTGGCTCGCCATGCCCAGGTTGATAACAGTGCGTACAGTGTTCAGGTCCTGCCGTTCCATGGCGTCATAAAGAGCGTCCATAGAATGCGGTTCGTTGGCCTTGAGATGCGCAACCACGCGGTCGAACTGTTCCTTACCGCCTGCATAACTCACGATCTTGCTCACATAGGCCTCAGCGACCGCTTCTTGGCCTTGTAGATAGGAGTTCACAAACCCCGCCGAGTACCCGGCTTTCGCGAGCTGCGCATAGGAGTCATCAGAGAGCTTTCCGTCAGCTTCGTATTCCGCTTCGATGCGCTCAGCGACGGCGATAGGAAGACCTGCTTTGATCGCATGGTTGCGCATCTCTTCGAAGCCCGTGGCGTAGTCTTCGAGTTGCTTGGAGGCCTGGGTCAGTTCCTCGTCAGGTTCACCGAGTGGCTCGAAGTCGCCTTCTTCTGGCGGTTCAGCATCACCCTGCTCTTCCTGCTCTTCGACCTGCTCTTCCTGGGCGGCCTCCTCTTCGGTGTCCAGCGTCTCGGAGTTGTCCACGAGGTCAATCGAGGCATCGCCGTCGCGTGTGGCTACGTCCAGCTCCAGCATGTTTTGCTCATGTTCCACAGGATCGCTGGAAGAGATAACGGCGCTGTTCACACCGAAGGATGCGTAGACCTCAGCCGATTGAAAGACGTGGGGAATGGCCATCATGAAAGTTCGCATTGGTTCTCCTTTGAGGTTTGATAAAGAAACCGAACGCCCACGCAAAAGCCCTCAGCGAATCGCTAAGTGCCTGTAGGGCATCCGGGTATGGTGTGAGGTTCTGTTAGGCCGCGATTGGGCCTGCTTTGACGCCAGCGGTATCCATTGCCGCCTGCATGTTTTCGGGGCTTGCAGTGGCCTGTGCGGCTACACCTGCACCCAATCCTGCCGCTGCTGCCTGACCACCTTGGGCAACCATTTGTTCGGCCTGGCGCTTGGCCTTATCGGCATCAGTGAGCAGCAGCCCCGCGGTGTCCATGCCGATAGCATTAGCAAGGCGGATCTTCAGGTTGCTCATGTTGATATCGGGGTCCTGCATCAGTGGAGCAATCGCCTGTAGGCCGTTGAAGAATTGAGTCAACTTGTCGAGGTCCTGGCCCCGGCCCAGCGCTTCCAAGCCTGTGCTCACAGTCGGCTCTACGGCCTCCTTGGGCATGTCTGGTAGCCATACCGTCACTGGAAGAGCAGTTATCGACGTTCGTACAGGGGCCCTTGTAGAGCAGCTCGCTTTCGGGGCGCTCAGAAGAGTCCATCGGGACCACCTACAGGCGCCTCCAGGGACTCCCCGGTAGCTCTGCGCCAGGCGAGGTCGAACCATTTTTCTTCCATCTTCGCGGCACGGGGACCACGGGCGTCATCACGCAGGCGGACCAGATTGGACCAGTGATGGTCACCCATGAAGCGCACATAGGCCGCTTCGATCCCCCGGTGAATCCCCACGATGGCGAACTGGTTCAGGTTGTAGTCAAACTTCTGGATTGCTTCCGACACGCAGTTGGTATCGTAAAGAATCACGTCGATATCACTGCCCTCCACTTTCCAAACCCCGGCAAGGCGATCGGAATCGGAACCTGTGTGATACTTTGGGAACTTCTTGTAGTTGAGCTTTGCGGCTTCAAGTACGTCAGTAACCTTTTCGTGACCGACGCCCGCGCAAATAACATCAACATCTTTAGGGGCCACTCCGAAGAAGATATCGCGAGCAGCACCCCCCGCAATAATGGCTGAGATACCATTCTTATGGAGTAGCTCGACAATATCGAAGGCGCCTTGTAGCGTTGCCCGATTTACAGACATGCGGAATCCTCCTAACTTAATAAGTGAATTTGCTGTTAAAGCGAGCCTTACGGCCCGCCTACAGGTTCTTAGTGTTTGGTGCGGGACTTAAGCCAAGCTGCGACATCGAACGATGGGCAGGCTTTACCGCTATCAAGGTCGCGGTGGCCGCAAATGCGTGCGCCTGGATACCAGACTGTGGAGGCTTCCCACACAAGACCATCAAGAGCGACCCATTGGGCATCTGTGAAGTTATCTTGTGGTTTACCCGCATCGTCGATACCACCGACCATGCAGATACCCAGGGATTCGAAGTTGTGGCCCTTAACATGCGAGCCAACAACATCACGGGGACGGCCTGTTTCGATAGTACCGTCGCGACGGATAATGAAGTGATAGCCGACGTCAAGCCAGCCTTGCTGTACATGCCATTGGCGAACTTCGCGCAGACCGACATTCATAGATGCCTTGGTTGCTGCGCAGTGAATAACGATAAGGTTCGTTACCTCCCGTTTATTAAATTGGACACGAGCCATTAGTTACGCTCCTTTTACTTTCAGGACCCCATCAGGGATCAGCTTTTTCTTCTCCTTCATCCAAGCCAGTGGAACTAACTTGTCTGCGAATTGAATACCGTATTTCTCGCACCACGCCCCGTAAGTTGTGGGCGAGCCCTTATAGAGCTTCGCTTTGCTCGACGAAAAGATCAGTCGAATATCAAGCTCGGGATATTGCTCACGCAAAAGCAGATGCTTCTTGCGGTCGTCAACTTCCCATATACCTTTGCACTCGATAATGATGCCGTTCCCCAGGATGAAGTCCGGCAGGTACTTGGCAGTACGCGCAGGGATCGTGTAGTTGATCCAATGTTGCTCAAAGGTGTACGGGATGCCGTGCCTGTCTAACAGTTCGCTGTTCTTTTCTTCCAGACCCGAACGGAAGGCCGCTTGTGGGCTCCTCCGGGGTCCGGTATAGCGACCGAAACCGGCCACTCTTAGAAGTCGCCGCCGTCGTCTGGAATATCTTCCTCAACGTGGCCACGAGAGCCCGAACGGCCTGGGTTTTCGTCCCATTCAGCCGAGTCATCAGCCGAGTAACCGCCTTCTTCAGCTTCATCGCCCCAGTCGTCGTCACCGCCTGCAAACTCTTTCAGGGTGATCAGCATCACGCTGTCGATTTGCAGCTTGACCGATGCACCGGCAACGTTGGACCAGCCGTAAGGGAACAGGGAGAACTTCACTTTCAGCTCAGAACCGCCTGCGATGGCCGGCACGTTGTCGATGCGCTTACCTTTGGCGTCTACGACCTTCAACGGCAGCGCTTTGGACTCTTGGGTCTTCTTGTCCAGGTACGAGGCGTAACCCTTGATTTTGAAGGTGACAGTGCCGTCGTCATTCTCGAAGAACGGCATATCGCCCTCGTAGGGCTCCAACAGTTTCTTACCGCGTTGAAGTTTCTTTTCCAGCTCAGGGCGGTCTTTCTCGAACTGCTTACACAGTTTCGCGTAGTTCGCTTCATGTGCCTTAACGATCTTGTCGATAAGTGGCTGAGCTTCGGCGGATGGAACCGTGTGGTTTACTTTCCATTCACCACGAGGGTTACCGAAACCCTTTTCGGGATTGCCGTAGTCCGGCTTTTGAATGGCGCAGTATGGTTCTGCAATGCCTTTTGGAGTTGTGAGAATATCTTTACGTGGACCTGCCATAGTTGTGTCTCCTTATCAAATTCAGGGCGCAGGAATCCGCTCAAGACATATAAGTCCTGAGTGCTCTGCTCTAAGTGAGGGGTTTTGTTTTAGCGGAACGAAGGCCGGGTAATTAGCACCGTCTGCTCTTGCAGTTCTTCGCGGCTGATCGCCATAGAGATTTCTTGGGCGGGTGACTTCTTGATCGAACGGAACACCGAGTAAACAACCGACTTAAAGTGTTCGTTTAGAAAGTCTTTGCGGAACCGCCATACTTCGTGTTTGAAGTGGCAGACCTCGCGGGAAAGCTCGCAGCCAACTTGCGGCGTAGCGAGTTCGATAAGCGTAAGTTCGACCAGCTCTTGCTGTTTCTCGGTCATAAGGCGCTCATAAAGAACACCCGCCAGACCCGACTGCCGGACATGGCTGTAGTTGTTCAGATGCAGGAAACCATCCGGTTTTGCCCTGCCGTTGCCCTGGGCGCGATTCACTGAGTCACACCGAAGCGCTGAATGTTTGGCGCAACTGCGGGACGAACACGGACAACATCGCTAAAGCGCTCTTCGGCTTTCTCGGTAGCATCTTCCAGGGACACCGCGTAGATAGTTACTTCGTCGGTGTGTTTACCCATGGCAACTGTCGCCTTAAAGGTTTTTACTGCTTGTTCCATTAGTGGATTACTCCTTGTGATTTAGTGATTGCGCAACAAGGCGCGCGCCGAAGAACTCAACTTTTTCCGCGTCGTATAAGCCATCGTCTTTAGCCCCGGCTTTGCGCTTACCGAGAGTTCGCTGCGCGGCTCTTCGCCAAATTGCTTTAAAGGCGTTGCCCTCGGCGTAGTTCATTCCGAGCGCTTCGATAATGTCGTTGCATTCAGCGACGTAAGGTTGATGGTGCTGTGTGGTCGGGTTCGGTACAGGTACGGAGTAGTAACTAACTGAGCCGCCTGAATACTCAGTCACTCATTACCTCCTTGATTACCTGCCATACCAGCGCACAGCGGGGCCAGTTGCCTGTGTACGGCTTCAGCTTCACTCGACCCAGCTTGCGGGCCGCCGCACAGGTGCCCTTAGTCACGATGAAGGTGTCCCCATCGGTCGCGTCCTTGAGGACCTTGTTATATGGCTTCAAGGCCACATGATTGATTGCCCGGTTGACGCGGACCGTGTAGGCCAGCTTTGGCACGCCTTTGTTGTGGTGCAGGAATGTTTCGGCCACGCGGGGACCTCCTTTGGTTAGGTGACTGGGTACTCTCTAAGTGGTTTTTAGGTGACGCGAGTTATGCGTAAGGTTCGAGCTTGCGGTGGACTTCTTTGACCTCGGCACGAAGCTCGCGGATAGTCCGGGAGAGTTCGCTTATTTGCTTCTCTTGGGACCGATTGGTTCGTCCAACTTGTTCCCAGTGTCGGAACTGATCCACCAGAGATTTAACGTGTGGGTACTTCCAGCCGCCTCGGAAGGAGGTCGTTGCGCAGTAACGCTCAGGGTTCGCAAGGATCATGTCGAGGAACTCAACGGTCTCCCCCTGATGCACGTGGCGGCGGTTCTTCTCGCGGCCAGCGGCCTCTTCGCGTTGCTTCTTCTCCAAAGCCTCTTGAGCCTTCTCGCGGTCCTCGTTGTAGCCTTGACGGCCACGGGCAATCATGGGGATCAGGTAGAACGCAGTGGCCCCCACAACAACAATCGAAGCGACACCGATAAGAATGGACATTGAGTTACTCCTTGATAGTTGGGGACGAGATGCCCCGGAAAGAATCAAAAGATGGATGGCGCAAAGACCCATCCGGGTAGCGCTCCATGAAGGTCACCTTCACGGTGTGGCCCTTGTAGGGGTTCATGTCTGCGCCACAGCTGGCAAACATCGCCTTGGCCACTGTGAGGGTGAACTCGTCCATTTGGGCCTTGCTGATCTTGCAGGCGTTGACGACATGGCCGGACTCAAGGAGAACCTCGAAGCCAATAACCTTGCCCTCGTTAGCCAGGCCGGGAGTGCCCCAGACAAGACCAACCACCTTGCCGTCTTCGGCATCGTCTGGGGTCATCTTCCACATGCCGTTTTGCTTCGAGCGCTTCCAGATCCCGTTAGGGTCTTTCAGCACCAGCCCTTCGAGCTTCCGCTCACGGACTGCCGTATAGAACGTATCGACCTCGGCCATGCTGAAACAGTCCAGGGACTCAACGACCGACCACGCGATTTCAGGGAAGCGCTCCTTCAGGAGGTTCACTTGATACTCAACGTGGTACTTCATGACGCTGTGCGCCACGTTGTAGTCCTCACCGGACCGGACCACATTCAGCGGTACGATGCCAAACACGATCACCTTCAGGCGGCTCAGGTCGATTTCTGCATGACGGCGCAGAGTCCCGGCGATGTCTTTGCACGGCAGGTCGTCAATGCGCAGCTCTGCATCCAGCATGAAACCACCGGGGAACAGTGCTTCGTCCGTCTCGAAGAACTCCGGCCAGCGCTCATCGAAATCCAGGGGCTCACGATTGCGGAAAGCTGGGAAGCGCTTGCCTTCACGGCTCAGCCAGTCCACAGAGAACTCCACACGCGCACCATTGTCAGGATGAACGCACAGGTTCAGCCGGACCCCATCTTCTTTTACGTCAGCAATCACATAGGACTCTTCGAGAACCTTAGTAATCGCCTTTTCGTTGAAGTCAGTAGGACGGTGCGGGTTCGTTGCAATGATTACCTCTTGAACAGCCATTAAGCCGCCTCCTTACCGAGTAGTTGAACTTTCATGATGGTGTTCGAGATGGCTCGCTTAACTTTCATCTCAACGGTGTCATTGAGGAACTTTGCGAACTGCTCGCAGCGGTCATCGTCGTTCTTCGCAGTGATGAAGCGCAGGGAACGAAGCTCGCGTTTGTCCACGAGCTGAGTCTGTGGAATGCCTTGTACGCCCTGGACAGTAATAACTGTGTCGAAGCGGAAAGTTCTCTTATCGATTTTCGAGTACGAAGTGCGGACAGTGATTTGGCTCATTCTGCGAACTCCCAGCTATGACGGGCTTGGCGTTGCACTTTGTTCAACTTGCCGCGACGGGTCCTTACGACTTCCATCTCTTCCTCAGAGCGGCGCTTAGAGGTGCGGACATTGCGTTGAACTACTTGAGTGAATTGCATCAAAAAGAACTCCTAAAGTGGGGAAGGTTGGTTGTGCTGTTAGTGAGGGTTTTTAAATTTCAGCCACGAAAAAGCCTCACGAGACGGCTAAATCTCAGTGAGGCTCTGTTGTGCTATTAGTGAGGGTTTTTAATCTCAGGCAAACGCGAATTTGCTTTCAAGGATCTTGTTGAGGTCCAACGTACCCTTAGCGGGAATCGGGGGCATCTTGTCCAATTGGCTTTCGTGGAGTTGCTCCATGAACTGCTCACGGAAGTCTTCGAGGACATCGTTTTCTGTGTACGTCTCGACCATTGTTTCCCGAACGGCCTTAAACATCTTCCCGGCTTTCGCAGGGATGGTTCCAAAGCTGTCATGGATCAGCGCGAAGAACTCGACGCCGTAGCACTCCGAAGCCTTAACAACGGTCTTGCGTAGATGCGATCCATCCTGGCTGTGTACGAAGTTCGGAGAGATGCCGGACTCCTGCTTAGCCCCGTCGATATTGTCGGAGTCCTTGACGTTGACAGTGGCCTGAATCCGCACCGTGCCCAGGAACATCAGGTCCACCCGGCGCTGTACGGGCTTCATGTACTCTTGCCAGACAGGGAAGCCATCCGGTGTAACCCAGTAGACAGGCATACGTGGCTTAAGGATTTCAGGCGTTGGGTTCTTCTTGGTCTTCTTGGTCGCTGTGACCTCAGTAGCCAGCAGCTTTGCCGCTTTCTGGAGCCACAACATGGCCTCTACAGCCTTCACAACAACGACACTTACCGACTCCCAAATGAGATTGGCCATGTAGCGGGCGCACTGCTGCGCATCGGGGAACCACTGGGCACCATCACCAGCGTCAAGGGCCGGTTGTACGATGTCGTCCCGCACCTGATCGGTGAACCCGAACGCCTTGGAGCCGTAGGCAAGCGTCATAACGGAACGTTTAGTTACCTTTCTGCTGATCCCGTAGCCCATCCAGCCCTGCGCAAGGGTGCCTGAGCGATGTTCACTGCCTTGTAAACCTCGGGCATGGAGACATCGTGATAACGCTGCATTGCCCGTTTAGAGCGCACTCGAATCAGTGGGATAGGCCGGCGCCCTTTGGCCCAGTACCCCCCGCCGATCATCTTGGTCCACGGCTTAGGTGGGACAATCATCGGCTGGTATCGTGGTGTCACCCCCGCAAGGGAAAAGGCACGCGAACAGAGCTTGTCGGCCCACGCCCGGGTCAGTTGTACAAACTCCCCATCAAGCTTCGCGTTACCAGCGTTCTCGCGCTTCACTTCGACCAGCTGCGTAGATTCAATCAGCAGTTCCAGCAGCCTGATCCCTATGTGGAAGGCAATATCGTTTTCGATGGACCGCCACGTCGTCCACGGGTCGCTAAGTTCATTTGCCTCCAGCATGTGGGCCTCCACTCGCTCAAGGTAAGCGACCTTGTAGGTGTGCCCATTGCGCTTGTTTAGAGCCTTGCGAATACGCTTGTTGTAATGGTCCACCTCCTGTTCACGGATACGGCTATAGCGAGCTTCCTCCTCCAGGGCTTTCCCTAAGAAGATGGCCACCGTCTGGATGTTTTGGGGGCCCTTCTTCGCAGTCATGTTTAGAACCGATTTGACCGTGATTGCCGCGACACTTTCCGCCTTCACCATTTGGAAGAACTGAAGTGCTACGTGTTTGCGACGAACTTTGGTTACTTGATGATGCACCCAGTTATCGAACGCTGTGGCCATTAGTGGGACCAATGACGAAAGTACAGGCTTTGCAGCAGTGTTATCAGCAAACTCTCCGCGTTCAATCTGTCTTGCTATGGTTCTGTGAAAGCGTTCTTCACCCAGTGTGTAGGCTTCATGCTCAAGACCGAGCTGAGTGGCGGCAAGTTCACTTCCGTACAACTCAGAAAGTGCCTCAAAGGCCCATGAAGACTTGTCTTCGATATCACTGAAATCATGCTTAGTTAATTGAATTTGGCTTTCTGCGGACATGACGATCCCTTAGAGACCTGTTAAGGCCTCCAACAAGTTGAAGTTGTGTTACTGGCTAAATTGAGAGCGCAGAGGGCCGCAAAGAAGACTTAAAGAAGTCTCTAAGGGTTAAAGGCTCATAGAGGGCACAGCACTATTAGTGAGGGTTTTTAAATCTTAAGAGGTTGCCAAATAATGGCTCTATGCTATTGTTTCCGTAAATTCGTTCTGTCTTCCGTCCTTGAGTGGGCGTCGCACAGGTCCGTCTTGCGCGCTTACTGCAAACAAAAAATTACTTAACTTCACTCCAGTGAACTAACAAATTCCGTTCGCCTTCGGTGACTGGCATTCCGTAATGTCGGTTAGCTTTTCCGTTAAAGAACATGCCGTGCCCTACGGGTACCTTCCGACCTTCCATCAAGCGAGTCTTTAGGTCCGTCATGTCCTTGCGGGTGTGGTGGCGCAGGTCCAGAGCCCCCAGGAGCCCCGAGAGAACCCCAAAGCATGCCCGCTTGTTCTTCAAGGTGTTCGGCTGCCAGTCGTCTTGCTTCTCCGCCATATGAAGCGCTGAGAGCCTCTCAAAGGTCATTGGCTCATCACCCGTAAGAGGCAGCGCAGGTTGTTGCCCAGTAGTAAGCCAATTAGCAGGCGCTACAGGTTCCTGTCGCAGCTCTTCGAGTATCGCAATGATCCCGCTCGGGTCTCCCTCTGTTCTCTGCTCAGCGGCCAGCATGATTCGCCTACCGAGTTCCACAGCCTTAGCCTGGTCAAAACTCAAAGGCTCCGCTGAGGCAATCTCTGCGAGGTCCTCCCCAACGTCAGAGTAAACATGACCAAGACCACCGAAACCGTCCCACACTGCGCGAGTCTGTAGGACGCCCTCAGCGATGTCCTTAAGGCGCTCCTTGAGTTGCTCCCAGGTAGCTTGCGGGTTGTCCAGGTGGAAGGCTCTGAGAGTGGTCAGAAGGTGTCTTGCGGTGGTCACAGCGGATTGCCTATGCGTTGTCTTGAGGGAAAGAGTGCAGGTTTGTTTAGAGCCCATTGGGCGGACTCTGAGGGCGTAACGACCCTGACGCCTATACAGATAGGGACAGGCGAGGTCTAACAGTTTTCTAACAGGTTGTGACGGTGTGCGAGAGGTCAT